TCACAATGTTGCCCCCAAAGTGGGGCGTTGCTTGTGCATGGTTACGACAGGGGGGCAAGCAATCCACGCCCCCATGCAATCCATGCCTAGTACCCCCATACCCCCATGCAAGAGCTTGTAGGGCGTTGTATGGTGGTTGTAGTTTGGCTAGTAGGTATGGAGTGTGTTACTCGATTTACTAGGGAAAGGGGAGGTGCTTGGCTTTTATGTGATTACCAAGCAGGCGATGAGTTTGACCAGGGATTCACAACCCCGTCACAATACCTTAAAGAGTTATTTATCTATTGGCTTATAGATTTTATATCCAGCATGGATAATTACTTCTCTGCATAGATCCTTAAATTCGTCATCAGTCATCATACCCTTTGCTTTATTTGCTTCTGGGCAGAGTAGTTGCAGATTATCGATTGAGTTATCTCCACCACGCGATGTGGGGAGTATATGGTCATACTCGTAAGTTTGTGGTTCATTAAACTCAAGTGGTCTACCTGTAAGTGCGCAAGGGAAGTGGTCACCATACTTTGCATGAACATCTTTATAGTTGAACGTCATAGTTCTTTGAAATGTTGAAGCTTTTGTGGAGATTGATTTTGAGATTTGCCTTGGTGAATTACTAAGATACCAGGCAGGCTTGTCTTTAATTGGAGGTCTTGGATTTTTGAATCTGAATACTTTTTTGCTTAATCTTCGTTCGTACAATGGCTTATCACTTTCCTTTTGTTTTGCGATATCCCTTGTTTTTTTACGAAGGGCGTAGGATACAGTAGATTTTGAACATAGAAGTTGTTTTGCAATTTGGTTAAAGGACAGACCTTTTTTGCGAAGGGCAATGATTTGTTTATTTAGCGGAGTCATCTGGAGTGATGTCTACTACTTTATCCTCTGATGCTTTGGTGGGTTGTTTTTTTACTTCTTTGGTTGCCCCTTTTAGTATTGAGCGTACTTGATCCGGGGACATATCTGATGCACCAAGGGTTACATTTGCCGATGCAGTGATGTTTGATGGCCTTCCTGAGACTGTAAGGAACTTGTCCATGAGTACTGCCACTGCATAGGCGAGGTTCTGTGGAGGTATTTCATCAAGTTTGTTATGCAGAGTGTTGAGTGAGTCTGCTACCATATCAGAGAGTTTGGAATTTACCTTGTTGAGAAACTCCTGTTCAGTCATGTCTAGTCGATAGCGTAGGAAGTTGGCAACTGACTCCCTGATTCTTGGATCTTGTTGCTTGATGATCTCTTCCTCTTTTGTTGCATTTGATTGTTTGGCTGCAATTTTTGCTGCTGATTTAATTATATTATTTTTTGTCATATCATCACAGAACCCACGGACAGAACCGGGTTTTCTTGCTTTTCGTTTATGTAAGTAACCCATTGTTTAGACTTTTTTTCAGAAAATACTTGCGTTGTCAAGTGTAAGACTACATAAGGCTACAAATGAACACAGAGCAAGGAAAAGCAATACTGAAATTAGCGTGTATGAATTACACGGAGTTTAGTCAATTGGTGGGAGTAAAGCCAATTACTGTAAGATTGGCGTTTAGTAACCAGCGATTGAGCAAGAAGATGGTTGCTAAGTTGCTTGAGTTGGAAGAGCCGCAAAAAGAGGAGAAGGAGAAGAGCGAGCGTGCATTGATTAAGGAAGGAATGATTAAACAGTCAATGGATGATGTACGTACTGCGAAGGTATATTTGTTACCCAAGAATCCTTACTTGCGATTTATTGAGTTTCCAGATGGCACACATGGCAAGTTCCGTGCAAAGCCGGGTAGTTTTACCTTGGGAAGTATTGTTAAGGTAAAGCGTGAGGAGGGTGATATGTGGGGATTAACAGGAAATTATGACAGAAAGGACAGATTAGTATGAGTGATGAAGATGAGGTTGATTATGATGTACGAGGAGACATGCCGAGCGAAGAGGAGGAGGAGAGTGAGGATGAGCTTCAACGCATTGAGTTAGAGCGTATCAAGAGAAGGTAATGACTTTTGTGGATGATATAGAGATGAAGGACTATGCATTTACCTTGCTTGGTCTAATGTCTGAAGCAGATCGCATTCTGGTAGAGTTGTATTATTTCCAGGGCTTGAAGTACAATGAGATTGCTAAGAAATTTGAGGTTTGTGGTGCGCGTGTGTCACAAGCGTTAAAGGATATACTCAAGGAGTTGAGGCGTGTGGTGAGTCGCTTGGATATAAGGAAGGAAGTTAAATGGAGGTCTGTGGTTACCAAGAAGTCCATACTGTACAACCACGATACATACGCTCGTAATAAGTTTATAAAGAAGCGCAAGGAAGAGAAGGATGCTTGTAATGCGTTTGATGGGAATACACATGCCTTTGAGCAGTATTGCTTGGAACATTATAGAAATGAGTGGAAGTACAGAATGGAGAATGGGCTATATGTACACCCACGTTTTCGCAGGCTTTATTACAAGAACCTCGAATTATTTAAGGATGGATAATGGAAACTGAGCAATTAACTTGGGATGAAATGCAAGAAGCTTGGTATCGTTTTTGGGGGAAGAATAAACTAGCGATTTCGGAAGATGGCAAGGTGTACAGAACGAATGTACCCAGAGTAATGCCGTGTCGCAAAACACTTGATTTAAGAAGAAATGCAAGCAAGAGAACAATGTTACCACGAGTTTAAGAATATGATTCATCGCTGGTCAGAGGAATCTGACATGGTGGATGAACAGATCATTCAATGTATGGTGGATGCAGCGAAGGAGTACTATGATGAAGATGTCATAGATTTTGAATGCGACATCGTACTTGATGATGAAGACGAGGAGGAAGAAGAATGAATATATACAAGCCGACAGGCGAGAAGGTGGAGAATTGGCCTCAATGGGTGAAGCGAGTAACCGATCAGAATACGGAGTTACTTGCTACTATTGCAGAGCATGAGAAGAAGAACGCGGAACTTACCACTGAGGTGGAAGAGTTAAAGAGGCGATGTTGCGATGTTTGGAGGGAACTCATGGAGGAGAAGGCAAAGCAATGAAGTGGGTTGATGGTGACGATGATTGGCATGTTGAACAACAGAAGTTATGGGCAAGGAAAAGCCCGGTTGGATGGTTAAGGTGTTGGAAGTGTGGCAAGCAATGGAAAATATTTGAAGAAGAAACCTGCAAGTGTAATGAACAGTGAAAGTACCACCAGGATACAATCCGATCTTTTGGAAAAAATACGGACGAGCGATATCCGAATCAGTTGTAAAATTACCGAGGTGCGACTTGCGAAAGCTAGGGCCACCACCCTTGCAATTAAGCCCAGAGGTGTTGGAACGGATACGGAATGCTGGACAATTGGTGAAAAGGAAATCCCGTGCAACTCGCTCGAAGAAGCGTTGATCGTAGGAATAGAGATACTTAATCGTGGGTAAAAATTTATGATAAATGCAGAAGATCAAATGAGACAAGCGAGCCTTACCTCTGAGGAGTGGTATTTAAATGCTTGCCCTAAAGATAAACTACAAGAACTAGCATCAGACCCCATGATTATAGCAGCTAAAATTATAGCGGCAGGTTTAGATGAGTTAGCTATGTCCAACCGCATGATTGCAGAGAAGATTAATATGGAATAGTAATGGGTAAAATAACCTATGCAGACGAGATAGACGCACGCTTTGGCGTACCTTGGACAGATGACTTCAAGTATGTAAAGGGAGAGTTGGAGTGTGCGTTAACAGATGAGGAGATAGATAGGTTGACTGTACAAGATCCTGTACGCGCAGAAACACTTACTCGCTTGCTCCTTGACCAACCCAATAGTGAGAAGGAAGATCCAATCGAATGGGGTTGGACTCTTCCTGGGTGGCGTAGAGTGATGGAAAATTGGAAGGATACAAAAATCCATGTTTGCTTGGGTGGTAACAGAAGTTCCAAGACTACCTTCGCTTCTCGCTTGCTTGTACATTTGGCACAGAACATACCCGAAGCAGAGATACGTTCCATGCATGTTTCAGAAGAGCGCAGCGTGAGTGATAGTCAAAAATACGTGTGGAGTTCCCTTCCGGCAAGGTACAAGAGAAGCAAGAAGAAGGGTGCAAATCATAGCTTGCAATACACACAGAAGAATGGATTTAATGCAGGCAAAGCAATCTTACCACCCACCCATCCAGA